TTTGGAGAATATTCAGTCCAATTAGACTCATCATCACCACAATAAAACCCACCTTGAATAACACAATCCTCACAATCACCCTGTGCAAAAGAAAAAGAAAAGCAAAGAATAAATAAAAATAATAACTTTCTCATAATTAATAAAATAAATAATTAAAACCAAACTTACACTCAAAAACATCTTTCTCCCAGTATCTTTGGTGCATGCCCTCAACAAATAAACCTAAATGGTTTGTTACTCTAAATCCTAAAACAGCACCAGAATCCCAATCTAAGTTATTCATAAAACCATCTCCATAATCAAAAGAATAATCATCTAATCCATAATGATAAGGCATTAGGTTTACCCAGGCATGTAGCCAAAATTTAGGGTTATATGTGTAATAAGAAACTCCAACAACAGCACTTAATTCTTTTTGAAACCCAAGCTTATCAAGCTCTCTCTCATTAAACTCTGCTATAGCACTACCAAAATAATGCTTATAAAACTCATCACTTGATGTAGCAAGAAGCTCATCACCTTTATACCAATGCCAATCACCATTAACAAAGATACTTGAGTAACCAAACTCCTCTGCAAGTTGAGGAAAAGATTGCTCACCTGGTGTCCAAAAATCATCAATAGGAACAATACCATAAGCTGGATGCACCCTAAAGCAAGCACCAAAAGTAAAATCAAACTTACCAACATTCATCCTAAACCTACTATCTGCCGACACATACTTCAAATCAACTCTTTGATTGTCAGTATATTGTATTTTATTTACAAAATTATTATGCAAATACCTAAGCCAAAAATTTTGCTCAGTAAACTTCTCACCTCTATTTCGTATAAAAGAATAATTAGCAAGATATTCCCAACCATTAGCATTTCCAATATTAGTATTATCAGAAATGGCTTTCTCGTCTCCATAATACCAAGTCTTCACCTTATACTGATAATCATACCTGGCCACCTTTCTAAGACCTAAAGTAAAATTATAATCAAATTTATTAATTTCTGTAACATCTTCATAACCTCTATCTATCGCCATATAATCTTGCATCTCAGTCATACTTGTATTCATATTCATAGAAGTATAAAAGGTAGAGTATTTGAAGAAATTATTTTGGCCAAAAGCTAAGCTACAACTAAAAGCAATAACCATTAACAGAACATATAAAAACTGACTTATATCTCTCTTCATTACTTAGTAACTACAAACATTTCTAAATCACAAATAGTAGTATGTGCTATTGCGTGAACAGTCCAATGTACGGGTAATTGTAATTGAGACTTAGCTTTTCTACCACCCTCAGCTAAAATAGTAGTACAATCTATATCACCATTTGTTGCAAGCCATTGTGAGCTTGGTGCTATATAAGTTGCACCAGCATCCAGCTTTATACAAAAAGCCTGTGTTGCACCACCTGGGTTACTACATAAACCATCAGTATTTGTGAATTTAAGCCATATTGGATATTCGTTATCTAAGTTAGTAAATCTTGCATACTCAAACTCTGCAAAAGTAACATCACCTCCACTATCTGGCTCTGTTGTTGCTGATAAAATTGGAATCCAGCATTGTGTTGCAGAGACAGGAGGTAGATGTAATATTCTCTCATAAGCTTCATTACAAGAACTAACAGTACGAGTGTTTGAGTTCCCATAATTTTTTCCATTGAGAGAAATGGAATCAGTTACCACCGAGGTAAAAGAAGCGTTTGTAATTGTTGTAGCCATTTTAATTAATTTTATTTAAGTTATTATTTATATTCTATTTATTTTTATTCTTGAAGTTCCATGCCATATCCCAGGTAAAGTAGTGCTGTAAACAACAGGAACTACTAAATCAGCTTCTTCAAATGTGAATGATGCGTTTAAATCAAAACAAACTCCCCAATCAGCGTCTGTTAAGGTAAAGTTTTGGAAAACTATAATATCACCATTATTAGCGGTTGCATGAGTACAGTCATTTGTAACCCTAAGCAGGGCCAATGTAAATGTTGCTACACCACCAATAACACCTTTCCAGTTTGCAAAAGTATCACCCTTTGAGGCATGATAAATAGCTCCACCAAGAGCATGTCTTAATGGTAAATGTGGAGGTGCTGGTGGAGTTATACCTGTATCTAAAGCCATACTACCAACAGAATGTGTGCTTTTTTGAACCCATATATTAGCGTTATTCAAAAGTGGAGTAGCACTTAATTGGAACTCTCTTTCAAAAGGCATCCCTTTAAATGATATAGAGCCATCTGTATCGGCCTGCAATACCTGTTGTCCGTAAAAAGTTTTTGTTGTTGAAAAAGCAAAACTTGTAGTTAAGTCCTCAGGTTTTGGAGCATTATCCATACCACTCACAACCAATTTAGCACCAAGAATACCTACTGTAAAATCAAAATTAGGGTCTGATGTACTTAAATTGTCAATAGCTGTCTTTATTGCAGAAGCAACAGTTGGAGCTGTGTCATTTGCAGCAATAGTTACATTTACCTGTGCGTAAAGGGGATATAAGGGGGTGTAAGCTGGAGTTGAGCCAGTAACACCTATACTAACCTCGGCAGCATAATATTTTGAGTAGTATAAAATAAAAGCTGTGTTATGTAGATTAGCTGCCACATCACCAGCACACGTTATTTCGGTTGATAAATTAAATTGTGATGCAGGCCATTGTATTTGACTGTCTTTATCTTTACACATAATACTTGATGCCGAAGCTGTACTAAAGTCTTTCGGTAAATGTATTTGGTCATTAGGTAAAGTTGAGTGAAAGTTTGTAGCCATATTAATATATTATTATTCCATTTTTCTTACTAACACCACCTTTATTTTCATTACAATATTTTGGGTAGCTTTTTTCATTATCACATATAAAGTCCATCATCTTACCTAAGTAAGCATCAGACTTTTTATAAGTTTCATTTCTCAAAAAGCTTAATTTTTTTGAATCAACTGGCATTGTGTAGTCAGCTACATTCTCAACTAAACCCTGAGAAGTTGTATTATAACTCATATCAGGTAGCATTTCAAATTTAACACAAAATGCTAAATAATCAATAATATAATTATTAGCTAAATATCCATTAGGTCTTGAAAATGTTAAATTACCCCCAGTAGCATCTACTGTTATTGTTGCAGATATTGTTATTGATGTAACAGCACCAGCAGTATTTACTGTTAAAACCTCTGTTTTTTCTTGACTATCACCATCCTTTCTTTGAGGTATTCCTGTTCCTGTTACAAAATCACCAACCTGAATAAAAGTGCTTGCAGCATCAATAGTAATAGCTGTAGTGCCAGCAGTATAAGTGCAAGCTTCTACCGAAGTCCAAGGAACACTTGTGTCTTTTTCCTCTGTTATTAGATTATATAAATCCTCACCTAAAGCTGGCTTAATAAAGTTTAGTTCAGCTATTTCAATGAAAGCTGGCTTAACTAAATAAGTGTCAGTATTTTTATTGGTAAAAGCAGTATCAATTACCTGTGTCGCTGTTATTAGTGCCATCTATTGCGTTTTTTTCTAATAATAATAATTCCATTTCCTCCTCTGTTAATTCTGGTAGATGAAATATTTTCCTACCCTCCTCAACAGATATATAATCTGTAGGGTTTATAGCTCCAAGCATAGTTACTGGAGGTTTGTTTACTATATGTAAATCAGTAACATCAAGTCCAGCATGAACAGATAATATCTTCTTTAATCTTCGTATCATCATCTGTTGTGGTTCTTTAATTACTGTTGACATAACTATATCATATATAGTTAAAATCTGTTGATTATTCCCTAAAGAGCCAGCCACCTGTATTCCAGACAAAGCTGGATTCCATCTGTGTGCCGATATAATATTGTCGTTTGTTATTGTTTGTAGCTCCATAAAAGAGCCATCACTTGTGTCATTTATAATTTGAACATTAGAAGCTGATTCATCACCATTCTTTGCTATAAATAACATTTTAGAGTTATTGTTTTCTCCAGTAAGCTTATCTTTTGCCTCGTCTATAAACTGTTGAGCTTCATCTTCTGACATGTCAGCAGCAAGCTCTATAATTGCAGATGGCATAAAACCATTCTTAAAACGAGTTAAATTATACTTACCAATCTGATTAGCTATTTTTATATGGTCTAATGCCGCAACATAATCTGGTAAACCATAATAATAGTAAGTGCTTTCATAGTCTGACAAATGAACAACAGACCTTTGAATATTTTTAGTGTATTTCCTGAAATTAGGATATACATCAAGACTTTTTATTTTATCTTCACTTTTCCTAACATCATTCCAATCTGGATGAAAAAGTATTTTATCTTTTGTTTTAGCTACCCTTGCTGTTGTTGCATCAAGATGGTATAGGTTAACAAAACCTTTCCCAACAACAACTTCAATGTACGCATTACCATGAGTCCAGTAATCAGAAATAACCTTTCTCATTACATCATCAAGACTCTCTCCTGACGCATTAACATCATCTATGTAATTTGTTAATTCATCATTAGAACTGCGAAAACCCTCACCAATGGTAAAGGTTGTTTTTGTGGTTAAGATTGCTCTGTGAGTAGAGGCAGACCTTGCCAACTCACTAAGATGTTGAGGAAATAAATTATCATCACCAAATGGAATCCATTTGTTTTTTAATTTACCTAAATCTTTTACTTCCTCTGGTGCATCTTGAGAAGCTTGTTTTGAAAAACCGTAAGCAAGAAGTTTATTCTTCGCTGGCTTCTGGTGATACCTGCTCCTCTTTTTGCTTGCTTTTGGTTTCTTTGTAGTCATTTACCTTTTTCTTTTTAGTGCATTTTTTATTTTCTACCAAACAAACATAAGGCTTACCAGCCCTATAAAGTTGCTCTAATAAATCTTGATTCTTAGAAACCTGTTTAAAAGTTTCTTTGCCTATTGTATAATTACCACCCACCTTTTCAAATCTGCTAAAATTAACCGTCTCAGCAGGATTGCTATCAAAGTAATCTTTGTTCATTTTATATTTCATATATCTATATTTTTAGCAAACATAATGAAAATTTGGGAGAATGTCAAACACTCCCCCAAAAATTCAATAAATATGAGTAACGATTAAGCTAATTGAACAGCCGCAGTAACAGTAGCTCCAGGAGTAATTGTTCCTGAATACTCTAATGGGTACTCACCCATTTCAGCACTTAGCTTAACTAATGTACCGTTAGCATCTTGTAGTCCAACACCAGTTGATTGCTCTCCTGATGCAAACTCCATATAAGCTGTTTCTTCAAAGATAGTGTCCCATCCAAGAATAAACTTATAAGTTACTGCTGGGTCTGCACAGTCATCAGCATAACTTTCAACAACAGCGAATATACCACAACTTGTAGCTAATTCATTTAATCTGTTATTAATTTCTGCTGTAACCTTAGGAACATAGAACTCTAATTCTACATTCATAATCGTACTTCCATTTTCTCTGGAAGCGTTTGCTGAGAAACCTGCTGTTCCTCTATCAAATTGAAATTCGTATGCTTCTGCGTTTGCAGAACCCGTAGAATCAACAGTAGGGAAAGCTGTAATAACGCCTCCTGACGCTGCTACAGTTCCGATTTTCCCTTGCTCAACAAGGTAAATCTTTTTTAACCCACCTCTTCGGTTTCTGTCACAACATAGAACTTCATGTCCTTGTGTAATTGCCATAATTTAAATTTTTTAAAAGTTATTATTAATTTAATAGTATTGGGAGGGAATAAACCCTCCCTTTACATAAAGTTCTTAGTGACAGCAAGTTACTGCTAAAGAATTATCTTTCAACGCACATCCAAATGAATAGTTCATTCTGAATCTGTTTGCTTTACAATCCTTATTATACCACATGTCAACATCTTGTATTTGCCAATCAGTACCTACAGCTATAGCGTCTTTTGCTAAAATCATAGCACACTCAGTTTTAGTTGTAGCACTTGGGCCATTAGAAGATAATGTAGCACCAAACTCTGCGATGTTTACATCCCAGTCTGGCTTAACTATCATTGGAATACCTTGATAAGATAAGTTAGCAATTCCTTGTTGCATATCCATATAAGCATTATTAACACCTATAGCGAATAATTCTGCTTTATATTTCTCTGCAAAAGTTCTTGAAACGAACATAACTTGCTCAGAAGCAGCTAACTCATTTGTACGATTATCCATCATGCTTGCAAGGTCAGTTAAAGCAGTACCTGTGTAAGCTACTATCTGTGCAGCAGGAATACCATTTACAGCCTCCCAAACACCATTAGCCAAGTCTTGAACACCAGCTCCTGATGCTGTTTGACCCCACCATAGTACAGTTGAGAAATCTCTTTTTATACCTCCCATAAGTAGGTCTGAAACAATCTCCATTAAAAGAGTTCCTGTTAAATCATTTCTATTAATACCTCTCTTCATCATTTGAGATTTAATATGGTTAAATAAAGCGTGAGCTTTTTGCTCATGCTCAACCTCTAAACGATTAAGATTTAAAGTCACTTGGCTGTTTGCCGAAGTAACATCATTGTCCGCAGTATCAAAGCATCCATCATTTAGTGCTTTTGTGATACCTTTCATAGCGGCATATTTGTCAAGTTTAATTGACGAACCAGAGATGTCAGTCATGACATCGAACCAGTCCATATCATTGTTAGAAACAAATAGAGGCTGTAAAAAATATTTACGAGCATCTTCTTGATTCCAAGAAACTGGATTTGAAATTATATTTGCCATTTTATTATATTTTTAAAATTATTATTAAGAATTAAATATGTTAACCATTTCAGACCAAGGATTAACCTCTTTTGCTCCAACCTCAGGGTTAGGGTCTTTTTCTGGCACAACAGTAGTTGCTGTTGCTTCTAATTTTGCTAATTTTTCTTCCAATACTTTTACTTCGTCAACCAAAGCAACAATATTAGATTCTTTTTCCTCTAAAGTATTAGAAAGTTCTGTGTTTTCTTTATTAGAATTTTCAATCATTTCTTCTAAAGAACTCATTTTTTCTTTTACTTCATCGTTGTCAAGAACTTTAACCTCAGAAACATCTTCCATTTTATTAGAAAATAAGTCTGAAATAAAATTCTTTAACTCATCAAAGTGTTTTTCCATTTTAATTAATTTTTTATTAGAGTTAAACATTTCAACCACAAGGCTTGTATTCTTGTAATTGAGCTTATTTACATCAAACTTAGCTGCTAAAGCAATAGGTTCTTCTATATTATTTATAAAACCAGCCTCAAAAGCTTCGTCTGCCGTAAACCAGGTTTCCTCATCCATCCAATTACGGATTTCTGACTCGTCTTTTCCTGTTTTACTTACATAGATATTTACAAGCCTATCCCCCATCTTATCCATAAGGTCAGCAGCTTTTCTCATATCTTTAGCACCTCCTGTTTCTCCACCCCATACATTATGAATCATAAACAAGCTATTTTGACTCATAGTAACCTCGTCAGCACCTAAAGCTATTATAGAAGCAATAGATGCGGCAAGGCCTTCAATTTTTGCGGTAACTTTTTGAGGTAAACGCTTAATAGCGTCATGTATAGCAAGACCATCTATAACTGAACCGCCTGGGGAGTTAATTCTTAAATGAATTTCCTCTGTGGATATATCTTTAATTTCTTCAATAAATGTCTTAGAGTCAATACCCCAAGCACCTATTTCATCATAAATAACAACTTCCGTTGCATTATTTATTGTATTTTTTATATTATACCAATTCATAATTTTATACATTATAGGTAATGAAACACAAAAATATATATATTATATATGTAACTTAGGAAATTTTTGGAACAGAAAAAGAAATAAAAAGATTTTTCTTAAAAAATTTGGTGAATTAAATTATTTATTGTATGTTTGCTTCATTATTAACAAAAACAAATACAAAATGGAAAAAGAAACTAAAAAAGAAACATTAAGAAGATTGTTTATTGAAAATAATCTTGTTCAAGAAGATGTATTTAAACATAAGTTTTATACTATAATCACAAGAGCTGGCATAGATAAAATTCAAGCTGCCAATAATATTGAGATTAATTATGATTTATGTTTTAATTCTGATGACACTAAATGTGTTATAATAAAAGCAACTGGTAAAATGGGTGATAAAGTTATTGAAACTTTTGGTGAGGCAGCACCAATGAATAATCAAAATGGTTATCCAGTAGCTATGGCCGAAAAGCGTAGTATGAGCAGGTGTGTTCTCAAGCTTGCTGGATTTTACGAGCATGGTGTTTTTTCAGAAGACGAGGCTGATGATTTTAAGAGACCTATGAATGGATGATAATGATTGGATAGATGATATATTAGAGGATAAGCCAGCAGAATGGTGGCAGATAGATAAGATTGAAATGCTTATAGGAACATCCTCTACTGGTAGTAACTACACAGACCATACTGGTAATTTAAAATTTAACAAAGAAGATTTAACTTATGAACAAGCAAACACCATTATTTACGACCTCAAAGAAAATGACAACCCAAGAGATTGTAGAGACCAATTTTACAAAATATTTGGAAGAAACAAATGATTTATCTGAAATAAAACAAATTATTAAATTTATGAGAAATAATTTGATTAGACAAGATAGAGCTGTTCAACTAATTAGTTTAGATGAATATATTAGTTTTTTTACAATGATACCAAAAAAATACTGGTCAACAGAACCTATATTCTATTTTAGAAAAGGTAAATTTGATGCTCTTGGATTTTTGGGTGAAAGACCACATGACTTTAATATAGTATCTAAAACTTTAAGTATGTATTATAGTGAGGGTATTGGCATAAGATTAGTAGATATTTTAGATAATTGTGAAAAATTATACTCAAATATAAGTTGTCAAAAAGAGAGGGTCTTAAAATCATTAAAAGATTTGAAGAAAAAATTAAGTGAAAATAGATTAAAAATATTATATAGAAAATCAAGACAAATTTGCGATGGAAGATATTATTGAAAATAAAGTAGATATGCTTTTTGGTATTACAGAAGCATTATCTGGAGTTACAAGGAAAATGATAACATCTAAAAAAAGGCATCAAAATGTTGCTTTACCAAGAAATATCATTGGATATATGTTACACAACGAGCTTGGTGTGACAGTTATTAATAGTGGTAAAATTATAAATAGAGACCACTCAACAATTACTCATTATAGTAAAACATTTGAAAATAATTATAATTATTATACTGAGTTTAAAGAATTATATACAAATATTAGTGAAATATTTTGGAGTAATTTTTTAGAAGCTCATAGTTGTGATATTGATATTGAGGTTAAAAACTTGCAAATATTAATTGATAGACTGGAACAAAAGAAAATAAATTTATTAACTAAAAGTAATTAATCATGGAAGAAAAAAAATATGTAAATGGAGTTTTAATCAAAGAAAAAACATTTGATAATGGTGGCTCTCAACTAAAAATGTCTATAAAAGTTGAAGATTTTATGGCTGAATTAAAAAGTATAGAGGATAATGGTTGGGCTAATTTAATAGTTAGCAAAAGAAAAGAGCCATCAGACAAAGGTGTGACACATTATGTTAAGGTTGACACCTGGAAACCTGACTCATCTAAAGCTAAACAAACAGTTTCCCAAGGCAGCTCAAATACTGATGACCTGCCATTTTAGTAGAGAAGTAAAAAACATGTAAGTAGGTGGGTGTGAGGCTATTTAATATGTCGTCTCCGTAGCCTAATGTGTTCAACACACTCACTTGCTTTCATTAAACAAAACAAAATATGATGAATAGAAAATTTAAAGGAATTTGGATTCCTAATTATATATGGCTGTCCAAAAACCTAACATTACAAGAAAAGATATTCCTGGTTGAAATAGATTCTTTGGATAACAATGGGGGTTGTTATGCGAATAATTCTTACTTCGGAAAGTTCTTTGGACTTTCTAATACCAGGGTATCTCTTGTAATTAAATCATTGATTGATAAGGGTTATGTAACATCTACGATAAACCAAAAACAGGGTAATAAAAGAATATTAAATACCTCTTTAACTAAACGTAAAGACCCTATTAAACAAAACTTAAAACATAATAATACAATTATAAAAACAAATAATAAAGAAAAAGAAAGATTGTTTGAGATTTTTTGGAAACTATATGATAAGCCAGTTTCTAAAAAACCTGCTAAAGATAAGTTTTTAAAACTATCTATAGAGGATTGTAATAAATGTATTGATATTACCCCTATGTATGTTCAAAGCACTCCTGACAAAAAGTTCAGGAAACATGCTGTCACCTGGCTTAATCAGGAGTGTTTTAACGATGACTACACAGTTAATAATGGCCAAATATCATCTGGCAAATTAAAAGGGATGGTATTATGAGTTTCTTTAATTATGGTATAAAAATAAATAGGAATAGTGGTCAAACAAAAACTAAATGTCCTAAATGTTCTCATGAAAGGAGAAAGAGTAGTGAGCCATGTTTATCTGTAAATATAGATGAGGGTATTTGGAATTGTCATAATTGTGGGTGGAAAGGTTCTTTAAAAAAACAAAATTACATGAGTGAAATAAAATACATAAAACCAAAGGTAAAACCAAAAGTTTCAAAATATACTGATGGACTTTTAGATTTCTTTAAAAGTAGAGGCATATCAGAAAAAACATTATTAAAAAATAATATATCTGAGGGTTCGGAATATATGCCACAAACTCAATCAGAAAGGAATACTATTCAATTCAATTACTATAGAGATGGTGAACTTGTTAATATTAAATATAGAGATGCTGAAAAAAACTTTAAACTTGTAAAAGATGCAGAAAAAATATTATATGGATTAGATGATATAGTTGGATGTGATGAGGTTATTATAGTTGAGGGTGAAATGGATAAGCTTTCTTTTTATGAGGCTGGTTTGAAAAATTGTGTATCAGTACCAAATGGTGCTTCAAATACAAAACTTGATTATTTAAAAGATTTTCCAGATGATTTAAAAAAGGTTTATATAGCAACAGATACCGATGGGCCTGGTAGAAAACTTGCAGAAGAGTTATCAAGACGTATAGGTAGAGATATATGTTATAGAGTTGATTTTAAAGAATGTAAAGATGCTAATGAGTATATATTAAAGTATAATTTACAGGATTTATGTGAAAAAATAAAAACAGCAAAAGCATATCCTTTAGAGGGTGTGATAAGTTTAGATAGTTTTGATATAGACATAGATGATTTATATAAAAATGGTATGTCAAGTGGAGATAAGGTTAATCATGTTAATTTTGATAGGTTGTTTAGTTTTAAGACATCTCAATTAACAGTAATAACTGGAGTACCCACGCATGGTAAAAGTAATTGGCTTGAGCATATTTGTATGAGATTATCTTGTATGCACAACTGGAGTTTTGGTGTTTTTTCACCAGAACATTACCCCTTACAATTACACTTTTCTGTATTAGCTGAAAAATTTATAGGTAAAACATTTAGGGAAGAAACTATATATAATAGAATGACAAAGGGTGAGCTTAATGCAGCTAAACAATTTATATCAAAAAAATATCATTGGATAAGGCCTGATGGTGATGTTTTTACTATTGACTCAATTTTGTCATCTGCTGCTGGTCTTGTTAAAAGACATGGTATAAAAGGTTTAATAATAGACCCTTATAATAAAATTCATGCTCCTATGGGAAGTCAAAGTGAAACACAATATATTAATGACTTCTTGACCAAATTAACAATATTTAAACAGAAATATGATATACATATATTTTTAGTGGCACACCCAAGGAAAATGCAGAAAAAAGAAAATGGTTTATATGATGTGCCTACATTATATGACATAGCTGGCTCTGCAAATTTTTATAATCAGGTTGATAATGGGATTACTGTTTATAGAGATTTTCAGTCTGGCTATAGTCATGTTTATGTTCAAAAGGTAAAATTTAGACACATAGGTGAAATAGGTGAGGCTACATTTACATACAACATGCAAAACGGCAGGTATTATGAATCAACAGAGCAACCAGATAACAATAGCTACTTAAAAGAGCCTGAGCAGTTGAATTTAATTTAATTATTTATATATTTGTATTATGGTAAAAAAAAGAATAGAAAAGAAAAATGAAAGGTTTTTTATAGACCTTAACGCTAAAAGTAATGCTACTGGGGGTGTTTTCGTTAAGTGTAAGGCGTTAAAAGATAAAGTAAAAGAAATAGAAGAAGATAAAACAAAAAGAGTTGTGGGCGTTGTTTATGATGGAACAGATAATCTCGAGATAGTAATAACAAAAATAAAACAATGATAACATTATTTGAAGAAATAACATACGAATTAACAGAGTATGAACAAAAAACACTATTACCTATAGTTGTAAAAGGCTTAAAAAACAAACATGGTAAAGAAAATGCTATAACAAATAAAAAGATTTGTGAAGCTTTGTCTGGGCTTGGATATAAAGTTAATGGGCCAAGACTTAGAAAAATAATACACCACATAAGAGTTGAGCAATTAATAGTAGGACTGTGTTGTAATAGTAATGGTTATTATGTTACTGACAGTTTAGATGAATTACATAAATACGTTGAAAGCTTAGCACAGAGAATAAGAAGCCAACAACAAATACACAAAAGCATGAAAAGAGACATGGATAAAATATCTCTTATGGATAATAAATTAAAATTTGATGATAAAATAAAAATAAATCACTATGACTAAAAATAAAGACATATACCCATACGAGTTTGACTGCTGTGATGGTGTTAACTACAATGATGATGATGATAATAAAGAATGTTTATGTAAAGATGATATAGTAGATATTCCAATACCAGATTATTATATTGGAACTACTCATAAATATGAAGCAAGAAAAGTTGTTGAAGACTTTGAGTTATCATATAATTTAGGGACTGCCGTAACTTATTTATTAAGAGCCAGAAGAAAGCATAAGTGTCCTGTTGAATGTGTTACTAAAGCTATGGCTCATTTAAAATTTGAACTTGAAATACTTGAAAACAATAGAGCTGAAAATAACTGCTGTTCCAAAACCTCGAATGACGAGGTCTGATGCTTGGAAAAAAAGACCTTGTGTTTTAAATTATTGGGCTTATAAAGATGAGCTTAGGTTGTTAATGTCTAAAAATAAAGTAGATATTGATAAAGAGATATATGCAGAATTTTATATACCTATGCCTAAATCATGGAGTAAAAAGAAGAAAGATAAGTTTGATGGATTAGAACATGAAAAAAGACCAGATATAGATAATTTAGTAAAAGGTGTTATGGATGCTTTATTTAAAGAAGACTCACATATACACACAATATATGCTAAGAAATTTTGGTCTAAAACACCTAAGATAGTTTTTATCCCTAAGGATTTACTATGCGAACATTTGACTTAGGTGAAAACTTAACTCTTTGTTTGTAAACTATATTCTTTGCTTGCTTTTCTGATATTTCATATTTTACAGAAAGGTCAATAAAAGTATTACCAACATGCCCTCTGTTTTCTTTTAAGAATTTATCAAAATCATGTATCATCATATAGTTTCTTAAAACCTTGGGGGGTATTACCCCTCTCTCTGAAAGATGGTAAACAACATCACCCAAAGCGAAACCATCACCAAATCTTTTTGATAAATCATTATAAATTATATCCCTAAATTCAAAAACTACGCTTTGTTTATTTGCCATTCCATAATCCTTTTGGACACTTTATATACGGCTCGTTCATCCTTGCTTTTAGTTTTAAAAAACAACCACAAGCACCACACTTCTCAAGAATCTCCATACCAAGAGGTTTTTTATAAACACCACATTCATTTGAACGACAAGTTTTTATTCTCTTATTAAAAGTTTTTTCAGAGGTTTTTCTCACCCCTTTACCAACTAATAAATCCCAAAATATATAAATTAATGTTTTCATATTGCAAATATAATAAAATTTTTAATTAAAACAAAGCTGACGATACTTCCACTAACTCAACATTTGATTGGCTTTGAGTAACAGAGCTTTCAGTAAGTATAACCTCCTTAGTGTTAATACCAGAAACTATATTTTTAGCAAGCTCTTCCATTTGTTGTGAACCACTAACGCTTGTTGATTGAAGCATCCCAGAAGTTCCAGGAGTTACACCTCCATCGGCAAAAGCAATACCTCCACCAGCTTGATTCATAGCACTTAATTGAGGTTTAAACATCTGTGTAGCCCTTTTTGTTATCACAGCCTCACCACCCTCAAGTTCAACAACTCTTCCTCCAGCGTTAAATTTAACACCTCCCTGAGCATGACTTGGCCCATGAACCATACCCCCTCTGGCTAACTTTTCTTCTGGAATTAAACCACCTAAAGCACCAACAAATTTTTGTGAAGCAATAGCAGCTATTTGTGCGGCAGCAAGTCCACCAACTACTGCTGCATAAGGTACTCCAGCAACAGGCCCGAGTCCAATAGGAGGTGGTGTTAATGCTGAAACAACAGCTAAAGCACCTTGTATCATCGCCTGGATAATATTATTTGCTTTTTGTATTTGAAACTCTTTTTTTGCAATTTTCCTTAACTCTTGTTGCCTCTTCTCTTCTATATCCTCTTCTCTTTGATTGTAAAGTTTTGTTAAATTTTCTTTAGCCGCCTCATTGTCACCCAAAGCTTCAAGTTCTGCTTTAAAAGCAGTTTCTCTGTCTTCTCTATCTGCATCATATCTTTCATTTATAGCTTGCCTTTCTCTTGCCAACATATTTGAGGCCCAAGTATTAAAAGCCTCAAAAGCTTGCCTGTAAAACTCACCATACATAGCTATCTCGTCTGCTATTAACTCTTGTTGACTTGCTGTAGTTTGAGCATTTATCATGTCTATAGCATTAGCTAAATCTTGAGCATTTCTTATTTGAGCATCAGTAAATATCTCTCCAGCTTCCAATCTTTTTTGTAATTCTGCCTTAAAGTTTTCTGTAATCTGAAAGTCAAGGCCGTTTACTCTATTAAACTCTCTAATTTTATTTTGTATAGTATTATCAGCCTCTTGTTTAATAACAGCCATTTTTAACTTCATGTACTTAAAAGCACCCTTAATTCCTAATTCATCATAGGTCTGTTCAAGTAAGGCTCTTTGAGTCAACCCCTGTTCTACTATATATGTTTCTTCATTCTGAACTTGCTGTAATCCATTATTTCTGGTTTTTAATATATTTGCCCTTATTTTTTCATTCCTAATTAATTTTTGTTTTTCTATATTAAAAGTGTCATTTAAAAGCTTTATAGATAATTCTTTAGCTGCATCACCACCCTCTTTAAGTATTTCAAGCTCCTGTACGCTTAGGTTTTTTAAGTTATCAAACTTAGATTGATTATTTAAAACTGTTTGTGCCAATATCTCAGCATTATTAGATTTTAAGGCCGTCAAAATAGTTTGTTGATTAGTTTCTGCTAAATTTTTCTGCCTTATTAAGCCATTAAACTCTGTGTCGTATTCCTGGTTTATAGCGGCTCTTCTTTGCTCAATTCTATCAAAAACAGTTTGAACTATAGTTTTATTTAATTCTTTTAAAAGGTCTTTTGTTTTATTTAACTTAAAACCAGTATTAACAAACTCTTTTAAATCTTTTGTCCCAGTCTTTAAGCTTGCTGATAAATCATTAAAGAAATTGTCTAATAAACTTACCTCTACACCAAGTTTGTTTACATCTACTCCAGCCTTATTTGCTTCAATATCAAAACCCTCTAATCCGTTTTGACCCTCTTTAGTTTTCTCAACAAAAGCTTTTATATTTTTCTCCATCTGCTCTAAGTCCTCACCATACAAACTCTTCTTGGCAGCCACCATATCAAAATACCTTAATAAAGCACTTTTTTCAAAAAGCTCTTGTTGCCTTTCTAATATGATTGCATCCTGTTGTTCTTTCTCTAATTTTCTAAACTCAATTAATAATGTATCTAAATTAGCCTTAACCTTTCTTCTATACGTTTCATCTCCATTTAATTTTAAGTTTTGATAAACTCTTGTCTGCTGCAACTCAATAGCTAAAGCTTTTTCCAAATCCTGGTTTTGTTGTTTTAATATTTTTACTTTTTCAATCCTTTCCCTTTGTGCCGCAGTAACTCTTTGATTACTTGCTTTTAAAGATGCAGCAACATCGTCTGTACGAAAACCATCTTTAAAATTACCAATTATCCTGCCAGTAACCTTATCTGTGTCCTCAGCTATACTTAAAGCTTGATTAGCCTCACGAGTTTTTTCTCTGTTTAGTGCTATTTCTCTTTCAAGTTTTTTTATTTCAGCATCATTACCAGCTATCTTTAGCTTCTTTTCTTCTTGAGTTATAGCTAAATCTCTTAATTCAATTAAATCTTCTTGAGTAGCAAGCTCTATATCTATAAGTTCAAGCATATCACCAAACTCACCTTTAAACTGCCTCATAGCTCTTGCACGTTCACTTGTCCCCTCTTCCAATTCAATAATTGCATCAAGCTCATCTCTAATGGCATCATTTAATCTTCTTTGTTGCATTTCTGTCTCAGACATTTCTTTCCTGAATGTAGCAAAAGTTGCTACAAGGGTTGCTACGGCAGTTATTATATTTACCATACCAAGACTCTTGAAAGCAACACCTAAGGCTCTTACCGAAAAAGATGCTGCTGTAACACCAGAAGTTAAGGTTTTTATGGATATAGCAAGAGCTTTTATAGAAGTTAAAACCCTGGCAAATCCTATAGCAGCAAACCTAACGGCTAAAACAGCTAATACTCTTGATAATAATTTTATCGTTTCTTTTATTGCACTTAACGCAACATCACTATTTGTTATTCCTTGTAAAAAAGAAGTTAAACTTGTAATTATATTTCTAATTATAACATCAAATTCATCACCAAGAGCAATACTTAACCCCTCTGCTGCCGACCTTAATATAGTCATATCACCCTCAAGAGTATCTAATCTTATTTGAGACATTCTTGAAGCAGCATCTTCTGCATCATTAAGTATCTCAACACTATCCTGTAAACCATTTATATTTTGCATTAAAGCCAAAAATGCGGGTGCTGAACGCTTATCTAAAAGCTCAATAGCTTCTGTAGCACCGAAACCCTCTTCTTTTAACTGCTCCATAGCTGTTATTAATTCAGGTAATCCTGTAACAGCTCCACCTAATCTTTTTGATAATTTAGAAGAAGAATCCCCTAATCTTAAAAAAACATTTTTTAAAGCATTACCAGCAATAGAACCACTAATACCATTATCAGCAAGATTTGCTAAAAGTGCTGTTGTTTCCTCAAGTGTAAATCCTGTTGTTCTTGCTACAGGTGCAACAAACTTCATAGACTCTGTAAATTTATCAAGATTTAAAGCTGAACTTGTAAAAGAAGCAGCCATAACATCTACAACATTTTTTGTTTGAATAGCACTCTTACCAAAGGCTCTCAATGTTGTTCCAGCAACTTGAGCAGATTTAGCTAAAGATTCGCCAGTAGCAGCAGATAATTGTAGAGTGGCTTGTGTTGCTGCATTTATTTCATCTACACTAAAACCTAATCTCGCAAACTCTTCTTGTAATTTACCAACTTGTGTTGCAGTAAAAATTGTTGTAGCACCAAATTTTCTTGCTGTTTTTTCTAATTGCAAAAACTCATCATTGGTAGCACCAGAAATAGCTTTAACAGCAGCAAGTTGTGCCTCAAACTCCGTAAAGGCAGTTACAATGTTTTTCAATCCACCAACAATAGCTCTAACAGCAAAAGCAGAAGCAATAGCAACAGCAGCAGATTTAAATGTATTTATAAGTTTACTACCAGCTTTATTTAAATTATTAGCTTCTGTAGCAGTTTTACCCATACTGCCTTTTATTGTATCAAACTGTTTACTTAATGTCTTTATTTCAGCAGTCTTCCTTTTATACTCATCAGTATCTTTAGTTAATTTCTTTAACTCAGTTCTTGCTTTTATTATTTCTGTTTGCAGCCTTTCTAAACCTTTTAGGTCTGCTTGAAATTGATATGCTGTAGTTATTGCCATCTCTTAATAATTTTTAGGTTTGTTTCTTAGGTATAGCTTTTTACTATTGCCATCCTCATCTACATAATAAACATCAGAAGTAATTGTTAAACTTCCATCTTTTGTTGTTAAATTTGCAACAACTTCACCCCCATAAACACAGAACTCACCAGACTTACTAACACTTATACTATTTTGCTTAACGTGCATTTTTCTAACATCATCATAATAACCACTACCAACCTGAAAAATATCATTTTTCTCAAATATATTAGCATTACCAACAACAACTTGCCCTCTTGATGCTTGTAATTTTTTACCAAAAGCAATACCATCATGAGCAACATTATTTCTGTTTTTTGGGTTTAATGGTTGATTTGTTACTGCATTTTTTTTGCTAAAAAGAAGTGGTGGTATTTTAGGTGCTGGACTAAAGTCGTGCATATCTCTTAATGTAACATTATTTGATAAATTAGCTTCCATGCTTCTTTCTGGGCCTAATTTTGATTTTTTAAAAAAATCACCTCTTTTATTAACGTATATAGTATCACCGTTAGGTGTTTTTACAACCCCCTCAGTACCATCAGGATTAAATCCACCGTAATTTGTTTCAATTTTACGATATTTAGTATCACCAGGCAAATTTCCTTTCCACTCAATAAGTTCAACTTTTGTTAAAGTGTTTCTTCCTGGCTGGTAATCAACTATTTTATTAACAGTCCAATAAGTAGCTACACCACCATCCATGTCTATTTTTATTACATCTCTATAATCAAATTGAGCAATATCTACTGCTTTAAGGTGCATTTGACATGTTCTCATCGCAGCACCACCATTAATTTTTTGAAATAAACCACCATAATACCTATCAAAAAGACCTCTCTGCATTATGCCACTAAAATACTTATTAGCCCAACTTAAATTATCCTCAATAGCACCAGAATCAGCACCATGTTTAAAATTAATACTATAAGCATAAGGATAAGAATACTGATTCACATCAGCACTAACATCATTACCCATCTTCCAGTAAGATGTGCTTGAGCTTTCTCCATGCCAATTTAACATTCTAATATTAAATTCTTCTTTTCTATCTGGTCTTAAATACTCAGTAAACCAACCCCAATCTAAATCATCACCACCATTCCACATACATGGTACAATAGGTTGATTTGATGCTGTTGATGACCAAGGTATTGTTTTATCTCCATTACCACCTCCAGTTTCAGTAAACAAATCCTTAGTAGGAGAAAAAACTTCTGTACCCATTACATTTTCCTTTTTTCTATATAAATCATCATTATATATATCTAAAGAATAAAGCTCTTTCTCTTCTTCAATATTAATTCTATCTGTCACTAAAGTGTCTGAGCCATCCACCTTATATTTAAAGCTTGTTGTTTTTGCAAGGTCTTCTATTACAAATTTATCAGTCCAATTTTGTTTGTCTATTTTATGAGTCCAATCAACTACTTTCCCTGAGCCGTAAAAAGCATCATAAGGTTCAACAAAAACTGTTTTTGTGTCTTCATCAGCAGTCCAATGTAAATTAAACATTTGTGTTATTCCCTTTATAAAATCTATCTGTGTTGTTCCACAACCCAAAGCAGATGATAAATTAACTCTTGATGGAGGCTCATAAGTGTTATCAAGGGTAGGAAAAACCATAAAGTCTTGGTCTTTTATTCTACCATTCTTACATTTAACCCACTTAAAGTTTATACCATAATAAGCTATTTGAACTTTATCTCCAGCATTTAAATTAACTTCACACTCTAAAAACTCTGTTGAATAAGTAGCATAACCTTGACCATACCAGATAGCCATTTGTTGACCCTCTAAATCTGTTCCGTCAGGGCCGCTATCAGTATTAAGAGAATAAAGATAACCTGCCTGATAAGATGGGTACTCAAAACCAGCACTATTAATACCCATAACCTGTCCATTAACATGTACCCAAGCAGCCCATCTACCAACATTACCACCACCATTACCATTTTTAAATTTAACTTGAGCAGAATAATAAATTTTATATCTACCAGTAAAAGGAACTGTATATCCATCTTGAACATATCCAGGCTCTCCCTCACCATCAATGTTAGGAAACATTAAATCTATACCCTCTTCTGTGGGTATATTTGGACAATACCTCCTTGTTACGTTTGGGTCTGTACTTCCTGGAATATTTGGTAAATCTACTCCTCCAGATTTGGATGCGTGTCCAAACCAATCTCCATCTTCACCCATAGTAAAAGTATCTAATCTATAATCTTCACCACTTGTGTATGGAATTATTAATTTTCTAAAAAAAGCACTACTAAAAAAACTACTAACCACATTATATGGTGAATGATTACCGTCCTCATCTTGTATTTGTGAAAAAATAGCCTCAACAACAGCTTTAGTATATATGGCTGGATGAAAATCTGTTAAAGGAATAACACTATTACTACCATTAGACCACTTACCATAACTTATTAAAGGATATTGATATGGTTGTCCAGAAAAATCTTCTGGGTTTTGATAACCTGTTATTGAGCCATTATAACCAACCTGATTCCAAGAACTTGTTACTGTCGCAAAATCTTTAACATGTTCTTGTCCTGGCATTTCGAATTTTAAATCACAAAGCTTTTTTTCACCAAGTCTCTCTGGCCAAAAACTTGGGTCTTGTATTATATGGCAAGAGTAAGTCCCCCCCTTACCTGTTGACATTCTTTCTATCCTTGCATATCCGTTAAAAACATATATGCCATTAGATTTTATTCTTGCTCTCCTCCAACTTATATCTTTTCTTTGTCTTCTTGAATTATCTGCCGTCATTGATTTAAGGATTCTTTGATTCCTTTTACTTGCAGGAAGTTGAAATGTTTTAGAAAACCCAGTTGCTCTTTTCCCTGGCTCTCTAACGTCAGCAGAATAAAAATTTAAAGACAAAGGAACTTTATCTGACTCTAAAATATCTAAAACATCATATTTTAAATCTGTCCATCTTCTTGATTCTGTGGTTTCCGTTGTCACCTCTTGGGTTATATCTATGTCCATTGTTTTAACAAGATAACCACCCTTTGTTAACTCTATCTTATCAATAGTGCAGCTCATTGGTTGATAAGCATCAACAGGGTCAACATGAAGTATGGTAAACTTACCCTCCGAACCATAAGTATTTGGGTTTCCAATAAACCACTTAGGCCACATGGTGTTAGCATAAGCACCATCATTTCCAGCATCCATGTCCATGCCATTAAAAACAGCACCACTTGCATGAGCAGTTTGACCAGATGAATTAGTTAAATAAGCGTCCCAAAAAGGAACATCAAACTCATATTCACCAGGTTCAGAAATTTCAAAACCCCAAATCTCGCTTGAAGCTCCTGAATTAGTATATGTTTGAGTAGCTCCAAGATACTCTAAAGCAAAAGCATATTCCTCTTCTCCATTTATTCCATTTATATTAGTGCTACCCTCATTTAAATAATTTTGATAATATTCGTCTGGCGTGACTCTAAACCTGCAATAAACTTTACAGTTATCCATTTCAGGAACACTAATCTTAATCCTATAGCCTTTAGTTCGTTCACCGCTATCAGTAAAGGTAGTTCCATCACAATTAGGAACATTAAAAGGATTACCTGTGTAACGCATACCAATTTTTTCTGTAGCTACTGGCAATCTAATTCCATCTCCAACCTCAGAGCTTTCGTCACCACCAAAATTACTAACTAACATGTTTCTACAAAATTGTTCATTATTATAATTAGTGCCACCATCTAAAGCTATTTGGCCTCCCGTATATGGTTGATTATAGCTATCTAACCATGCGTTACCAATATACCCGTCACCTCCACCAAAATCTACTACTTCATATTCTTGATGTAAAGAGCAGAAAGCAGTTCTTGCACTATTATCAAAACGAAGAGAGCCATCTTCATATCTCCAGTTTGGAGAATGTTCCCATGGGGTTATATATCCTCGAAAATTTTTCAAAAAACCAAATGTCACTAAGTAAGGCATTGGATTATATACAGGCTCACCATTCAACATACCAACACTCCACCATTGTTCTGGTATAACCTGTGATATATCTTCCCACTCATCTATATATTCCCAAGAATTAAACATAGATGCTTGTGATGGAGGGCCATAAGGGTTTGCATTATCTGTAAATACATTCCACATAGCATTAGCGGTTTGCGACTTACCTATACCTTTAGCTCTACAAATCAAACTACTACCAGAACCCTCTAATATTTCAAATGATATACATTTATTATTGAACCAAGTAGTTGGTTTATCTCCTGGGGTAGCTTTCCCATATAAATACAAAAGCCTACCTTGCTCTGTCTTTTCTCTATTTTGACCAGGCCCAAAATTATCTTCTGGAGCAGTTGGTACATTATCTCTATACATTTCATCATTAAAAGCCATGCAAGTAGGCAGACCATCAAAGCCAGGGCTGCTACCATCAGGTTTTTCAAAGTCAAAAACTATAAGTGAGTTTGGGTTAAAAAAAACACCAGAATTACTCCCTGGGTACGAGCCAGTTGTAACATTATATGTGACATTAGATAATGTTATTGTGGAAACATCATTATCAAGGTCGTATATACCATTATTCGGCCCATACCCCTGGTTCATTGTATCTGATGCAACAACCCATTGAACATTCGTTATTCTTAAATCAGCAAACTTGTCGCTTGTTTGATTCATGTAACCCCCGAAATTGTTAAAATTAGAGTTGTAATTGCATACATCACCACATGTTTCAAAATCTGTAAGAATAGGCTTGGTTACTGTGTCAATAACAACCTCTTCGGTTACACTTTCTGTTATAGATGCTTCTTTTGAAATTTCCTCACTAATTTCTAATATTACATCTGTTATTTTTGGTGATTCAGCCATATTAATTCTTTTGTACTATTGTGTTTTCTGAAAGTGTATATTTAAACTCTATATAGTGTCTATTTTTTTCTGTTGTGTGCATCTTATAAGAACCTTTTAATATATTTACAGCAACAAGTCCGCTTCTATTGAAATTTGCTATACTTTTATCAGGGTCTATATCTGTAATATTTTGAGTAATCCAAACTAAAGGTGATACAATTAACTCCTCTAACCAGTCCACTTCATCTTTACTTAAAGGTTGAGAGAAAACGCTAAAAACCTGCTTTCTCTTGTTCCATAAATTTGTTCTTGAGTGTTGACCCCTAAGAATACCAAAGTCTCCATTACCATACTCAGCACTTACAGAAAAATCTGTGTGTCTATCAAACTCTGTTCCAGAAAGTTGAGTTTCTTTAGTCTGAGTGCCAAGTGCTGTAAACCAATCAAAATTACCACGCATATTTTTAAAAACAAATGTTTTGTACTGCTGACAAGTTCCGAATCCATCAACAATCTTATATCTTTTAGGGGGTGATGTTCTAATTACAGCACCCGTTGAGTCTTTATGTAATAATCTAATCTG